CCACGAGGAACGAAAATACAGGTGCCATCATTAACAAACTTTGTACCTGCTAGTTGGCTACGAACTTCCGTGAAGCGAATACCACCGTATTCAAACACGCGATGTAGGCCACCAGCAACACCTTCGGAGTTACCAGCGCGTGAACGTTGGATTTGCTGACCCGTGGTAGCGGTGTAGTATTGGTAAGCTGCTTGAACTTTGGGGTGGCTTATCAGGGAAGCGAAGAATTGAGGACTTGCAAAACCATCAACCATGGTAACAACGTCGCCTGAGTTTTGGTTGTCTTGCATCCAAGCAATAACTTCTTCTACCTTACCAATAATGTCCGTAGTACCAGTGCCTAGAGCAAAGTTAACGCTCTTGCGAGTGATACCAAAGTCGGCGTACAGGTTACTGGCAATAGTACCGTTAGGCGCATATAGAGTACCGTCAGCTAGGGTCTTCCAGCGAGCAACTTCTAGGGTTGCATCGAAAGACCAACGCATACGCTCTAGCTTGCGAGCCATTACAGCATCTACAGTCTCGACCTGATCGCTACCGTATGCACGCTTGCCTTGAACGTCCTGGGGACGGACAGCGTCAACATAAGGGAAGTGAGGAATGCTATAAGCACGAATCTTGCGGGTATAATCCTGACCAGCTTGAGGCTTTGTACCACGAACCTGATCGCCAATTAGACCTAGGGATTTATTAATTTCTTCAAAGGTTACAGTGTTTTGTGCAACACCTTGTTCTTCGAAAAGACCAATATCGTTTAGTACAGACCATTGGTTAGGCACAACTAGCAGTTCGCTAGTGTAGTCAACCATTTCAAAAGCATTAGTAAAGCTACGAGTAGTCGCCATTTTATATTTCCTTTATTTTTATTATTAGTTGATTAAACAGCGTCTAGAACTTGTACGCCTTGAGCTTCAAGAGCTGCATATGCAGCATTCTTTTCAGCAGCTAGGTCAAAAGATGCATGCCATACGATAGCAGCCTTTGAAACGCTTGCAGGGCCACGGAAAAGACCTACAGCAGCAGCTACACCACCTAGTTTGACTCCAGCGGCGGTAGATAGACCAAACTGAGAATAAGCAGTAGTAGGGGCTTGTAGAGCTACTTCCCACTTGCCAGCAGCGTTAAGACCTAGTAGAGTACCAATTGCTACACCGCCGTTAGTATTGTCGAATGCTAGAGCTTTGCGGCAGTAGCCCATCTCAGGCGCGACTTCGTACTTAACTAGATTAGATAGACGTTGGGTGTCAGTTGCGGTTACAGTCATTTTTATTCCTTCAATTTAAATTACTTGTTGTATTTCTTTTCAAGAATCGCAGCTACGCCACTTGTCTTCTTTACTTCTTTTTGTTCTTGATGTGCTGAAACACCTTCTTCGCGGAACAGCGCTGACTTTTCAATCTTTTCAGATAGAGTACGTACAGCACCAACATAGGTGTTAAAATCCTCGTCGCTATCTAGTGTTAGACCAGCCTTAACTAGAATAGCAGCTAGTTGTTCGTCTTGAACAGCCTCTGCAATCTTGTCAGTCTTAGCCTTTACAAGAGCTTCCTTCTTAGCCTTCTCGAACTCCGCAATCTGAGCTAGAGCTTTTTCAAGTTCTACCTTTTGATTATCAAGAGCTTTTTGTAGTTCTTCTACCATTACTTTGTTCTCCAATTTATCCAATTTATCAGATTTAGCAGGTTGTGATACCTTTGATTTATCCACGTTAACGCTTGTGGTATCTTCACTTCCTGCTGCTGATGCAGGAGAGTTAGATTCTTTTGCTTTCAGGGCTTCTACCTTCTTCATTGCCTTCTCTAGCATCGCTTGATCCTTTAGCAACTGAAGGTATTCATCTTTCGTAAGATTAGCCATTGTTTCAACTCGGGTTGCTTCGTTATGAAGCGCCTTCATGATATTGATTGATTGAACCTTTGAAGTTACGTACATGTTGATTTCTTCTTCATCGGCATCATACGAGGGGTATTCAGGGTCAATCTTTTCTTCTTCGTTCTCAAGCATCTTTTCCTTTTGCTCAAGGATCATCTTTTCTTGCATCTTGGTTGTGAAGCCTAGAGTTCGTGCTAGAATCTCAGCATCAACCTGACACATGTAGAAGAAGCGAGTAAGGAATTCAGTAATCTCTAGTTCAACTTGAACTTTACTTGCTTTCTTTACTTCCACTGGATCAAACTTAGCGGCCTTGAGCACAATAGCATAATTATGCCCTACCGCGCCGCCGCCTTGTTGTTTTGATACCAGGGCGATATGTGCATCATCGTGTTCAAAAGTAATGTCAGATAACTTTTTAGATGGCTTACTAGGTCTTTTCACTTCTGTCATTTTATTCCTTTAATATAATCTCCAACCTTTTGTTTTAAGAATAGGTTTGGTGTAAAATAATTTTCCAAGCGTATTAAGGTTTATGTACGGATAAGCGTCACAAAGTTGATATCTGGTTCCAATAAACATATCACCCGAGTCATGTATGAACGTGTAAACTTTCAAATCTGCTGAAGGATTATTCTCTTTTGCGGTTGATGCCTGCCTCTTACCCTTATTGTGCGGAGGTTTCCCTCTCCTATTATTCGCCGACTTCTCTACTCCCCATCTGGGAACCTCAGGCTTAATTGCAGGTTTGCGTCTAAGTTCTGCTTCTGGAATACCTACTATGCTTGATAAAATCGCTAATGGTATTTGGTTTCTATTTCTCAAGTATCTGGTCATAAATGTAAAAACTTTAGATGGTAAACATCTTTCATAATTCCACTCTTTAAATGCTATAGCAGCTTTATGTGGGAGTTTTCTACCCTTATTAGCCTCAGATATTTTTGCGCAATGTTCCGGTGTATGTTTTCTACCGCGCATCTTATTTGAAACATGATTTTCTAATGTATTCCACTTATAACCTGAGACTCCCTCGCCACCATCTGTCATGTTGCAAAGCGTGTCTTCAAAATGATATTTCATTTCAGTTATAGTGTCTTTTTCTAAATTGAATGCATCTTCCTCGGAAAGATTATCATAAAGAATTTCTACAATAAGACCGTGTTTCTTGTATGTATTATTCCACCTTTTATTGCGTCCAAAGGTTGAATGTGATCTTGTGTTTTTACCTTTCCCTACATAGAAAGGTTTATTGTCCGATGCTCTGCGATGCAGGTATACATAATAGATATTAGTTTTCAAATGGTTCCTTAATTCCGACTGCGCCGATGCTCATTCCACAAATCTCGCCAGACTTAATCAACTCCCAAAGTTTGTCACGTTGTGGCGTGTCCGTTACTTGAATAGTTGCAAGCCATGTTCCCTTCTTAATAAACTTATCGTCCATTTGAAAGTCAACAGGTGCACAATATGATTCAACGAACTCAAATGTATCAGTCTGAGCCATGTGAAATAGATTAGCCTTCATACAGAACTTATTGAAATTCTGCATAGCCTTACGAACTTCATCTTCTGATACAATGTCGCCGTGTAGGTCAACTTCATCAGGTACGAGAACTACATAAGTAGCTTGCCGAAGTTCTTCATTTACCGATTTAACGACAGGTACTGTCTGTTGTTCTTTTTGTGTCATATTTGTTTCTTGTAATTATAATTGGCACAATATAATCTAATTATATCACAGATTTGTGGAAATATCAAGATATAAATTTCATATAAAGTGCCAAGAATCTTCAGAAAGCAGAGTAAACACTGATAAAGGTATTCGTGATAACAATGCTTACTCTGTTATTTTCCATGTGTCACTCCCATGTTGAAGAATTGTATCGCTTAATTTCAGCATTAACCCATGAACTTCCGTTGTATCGTTTAAGCTGAACTACTTCCCATGTCGTTCCGTTGTATCTTTTTAAGACTGTACCAAGTGCAGCAGCAGGAAAAAGATCACTATCAATCAGGGATTCAGCTTCGTATAATTCTGCTCCAGCCCGTATACCTAGTAAACTTCTAGGATAATCTGTGTTAAAATTATCTAACATGATTAACCATGTGCAATCTTACCCGCACCACGAACAGTTCCAGAAGATGTTGTTGACGTTAGAACAATAGGGAAAAGTGCAGCAGAATTTGGAATATGTGGCAAACCAAGCTGTGCCCAATCTGCTGTGACCTTGTAGTTAGCAATAGGTGACCCGACCGCTACTTTTAATCTCGTAGCGGTAACACCGAACGATCCTGCTGTACCAGTCGTAGCGGACAGGGTTACGGTATTAACCCCGCGAATAAACTTACCTGCACTTGCAGAAGGAATTAACGTATTCAGTGCAACCATGAACGATGCTGGTCGAGTAGCTGCTAACGAAAGACCTGTAAGATTACCTGTTGTACCATCGTTGTATGTTACGTTTACTGTAGCAGTTACTGCTGTTGCTCCAGTAGCTGTATACCACTCCAACCACCATGAAACATCGCTGAAATCTGCGTCCCCTTTTCTCTCGGAAATATTGTCGGTCCCTGCTAACGTATAAATATCTAAACTCACTGTCTGGGCAGTTGTCAAAGTACCGTTTAACCCGCCCATGTGCGCAAGACGATCATGAATTTCCAGCGTCATAGCTGAATTCCCAGTGGCAAGATCGGTATATACAATGTAACTTGTAGCAGGAGAAACCTGCTGTGTAAACCCTATTACACCTGCAGTAGTGTTATTACATGTCGCAGTTGCGGCAGGAATCGCGCCTTGCCCTGGTTGACCAGTTGCTCGCCATAAACTAACGTATGTACCCGCTGCTTGAGGTGCAATACTTGCTTTATCCAGAAGAAATCTACTGAAATTATTTCCCATTGCGTTAATTAGTTGGTCACGAGTTGCAATAGTCATACAACCTCCAAATAACAAGCAGAGAAAGCGCCAATTTCACCTAAAATATGGACTTCTTGTGAATTTTCTGTCTGCAATACTTCAGTAATAGTATAAGTATCAGGGTATGTGTCGTTAAAAGGTTCTAGCACTCTCACAACGTCATTAACTTTCATGTTTATCTCCTTATATTTCAATCCACAAATCATTCAATTGTGGATTACTTGGTGCTGTAGATGAAATTGTGATATGCGTACCAATTAGCACTACACTGTTGTCATTGTGTTTAGAATACAATTTCTTGTCTGCGGTATTGACCGCTAATTCACCTACTTGTAAATCAGTATTCAGTGGAACTTTCCCTGACACTGTACTCTTCTTTGTAATTAAGGTGGGCATATTGATGCTCTTGCTTGAATAAAGTTAGAACTGACCCCCGTCAACAGTGCCTACTGCTAACGTCACGTATGCATTACCAGCATCTTTAGTCCATGACATACTTGAGTTCATCCGAATAACACCATCTGTACCATCGGTTCCCCAGATATATCCTGATGTACCTCCCGCCACTACAGCTACCTTTTCATCGCTGGAACCAGCGGGGATATTAAGTGCAGTCTTAAAAGCGTCAAAAGTAATCTTCTTTTCTTTTTGACCCGTAGCACTAGCGTCGTGCATAATCAGCAAGTCAGCAGCACCGTCAATCGCCGCCAAAGTGCTTAACGCATCAATTGCTGGTACGACTGGTAATTTTGTAGTAGCATCTGTTGCTACGTGCAAAGTTCCTCTGTCTGTAGTAACATGTGGTTCACCAGCAAGCATCCCTGATGTAGGGAGGTTGGTATATAAACCTCTGCGAAGTTGTAAACGTGCCATAATTTTTCCTTAATTAAATTCCCCGCCATCTAGCGGTTGTGCTTGCCATCGTGTACCTTGAAACATTAGTACACTATTTTGAGTTGCTCCTGCCGTATCCACATCAAGAAGCTGTCCAATTGATAAAACATTTGTATAGCCACCAAGAGCAGTAATGGGTTGCTCTGTAGGAACTGTCACAAGTTGAGAGGATGATGGGGTGTTAATAGTAACAATCATACTATTTACTCCAATTCAAACTGTCCTCGCAGAATTTTCTTTTTCACATCACCTGATAATTGAATAAATAAATCATAGTGAGCATAACGAGGAAAAGTTGCGAAAACAGTAGGTTGTATAGTAACTGTTAAATTAGACGTTCCGAATGAAACACCATCAGTGTTGTCTGCTTCAAATAAAACAGGGCCGCCTGGGAACGACCTGATAACAAACAAGCCCTGCGCACCTGATGTATTTACAGGGGTTGTATCATCATTCTGTAAAGTAATTGTTTCGGAAAATACACAGTCACGGATTGCGTATAATTTCGCTTCAAGAGTAGGTACTGCCATATTCTTGCTCCTTACGCTGCGTTTTCTAGATTATTGGAAGATGTATCTTCCCCCGCTGCTGAATCACTCGTACCGTTGCCTGATCCCTTTGCCATACCATCTCCTGCTCTTGATGTGAAGTCAATTAGTTCAACTCTAGGGGCAATATCATTCGGTAGAGGATCAATACCAATGTTCATACGGACAGCGTTAAGGACTTCTCTATCCTTTTCAATCAATCCTACAGAAGCTACACGTTGT